GCCAGAGGATTACGAAGGGCTTCATAAATATATGCTCTCACTAGGATTCAGGAGAACGATCCCCCATGGAGATGGTTCGTATAATCAACTCCCGGACGGAACTTATGTTTCCGAAAAGGGCGGTGATATTTATCAAATTCGCAGCCAGATATCTGACTATGCAGACCGACTATCCGGGTATCGCGCGTCTGTTTTTGTTTGCGAATTCAGTCAATGCGCATGGTATTTATACCCCGCCAAGACCCGGTGAATATCCTGCACGGCCTTCTGCTTTGTAGAAGGCTTCTTCGCTATCATAATCGCCAGATTCCAGCGCTTCTTTAGCCAGCCAGATGCGTGCCCCAGTGCCTGCATTTGGCTCCAGTTGCTGGAGGCGTTTTGCATCTTCTAGGAGTAGAGCGATAACGTGTTTTAATTCTGTCTCGTTCATTTTACTCACCTGAATGTCTTCCCAACCAACGACGTGCGCCAGCTTCGGTTTTAAACGTTTTGCTTTTGGTATACGTTATGGCGGTGAATGTGCCGTCCTGGTTGGGGAACACGCCGTACACCGGAGATTCGTTGTTGCCAAGATCGATAGTATTCATGTTGACCCCATTTCCCCTTAACGCCGGGGTAGCGGAACTGTTTGCTGAGAACACCGTGCGGTGTCTTGATGAATAAAATTTAGAATAACCTAAGGAGGGTGATCAAGATTTTTGTGTAGAAAAACCTAAGTTTTTTGATGTAAAAAACACAAGTGTTTGAAAGTTTGTGCTTTTTATTACAGGGTGTGGAGAAAAAAGGGGATTATTTGTTTGCGCTTCTTTTGCGAGCTTTGAGTAGTTCTTCAAAAAGTTTGTTGAAATTTTCAACTCGAGCACGCATCTCTGACAACAGGGCCTTTTGCTCTGACTCAGGCAGTGCGTCGAACAGTTGAAGTAACTCTTTTTGATCTTCTGTCAGAATGGCTGGCTGATTATCCGGGATCGGTTCGCCTGGTTGTTTATCTTCATCCCCAAAAAGAAGCCAAGTCGGTGAGCACTGAAGCGCTTGGCTCAGTGCGAATAATCTTTTCCCCGCCGGCTGTGTTTCATCTCTTTCCCATTGAGAAATTGTTACGTGAGCCACTTTGACCAGCTTACCTAATGCGGCCTGAGACAGTTTTAATTTTTTACGCCTATGTAAGAGGCGAGCACCGAAGGTTTCGTTTTTCATATTAGGGAATTCTAATTTTTCTTGACTTAGGTTTCTCTACGGCCTGGTTTCCTTAGGAAAATCTAAGGAGCTCGATATGTTGAAAATTGATGCTATAGCGTTTTTTGGCAGCAAAACAAAGCTTGCCAATGCCGCAGGAGTTAGGCTGGCAAGCATTGCTGCATGGGGGGAACTGGTTCCTGAAGGTCGCGCGATGCGCCTGCAAGAGGCATCTGGCGGGGAACTTCAGTACGACCCCAAAGTTTATGACGAATATCGTAAGGCAAAACGACCTGGGAAGGTGATTCATGAAAATCAGGCATGAGCACATCGAATCAGTGCTGTTAGCCCTGGCAGCCGAAAAAGGGCAGGCGTGGGTCGCTAACGCAATTACTGAAGAATATCTGCGGCAGGGGGGCGGCGAATTGTCTCTGGTACCAGGCAAGGACTGGAACAATCAGCAGAATATCTATCACCGTTGGTTGAAAGGTGAAACGAAAGCGCAAAGGGAAAAAATTCAGAAACTGATCCCTGCGGTTCTGGCAATTCTTCCGCGTGAGCTGCGTCACCGACTCTGTATCTTCGATACCCTGGAACGCCGTGCATTACTGGCGGCGCAGGAAGCGTTGAGTACGGCAATTGATGCGCATGATGATGCTGTCCAGGCCGTTTACCGGAAAGCACATTTCAGCGGTGGTGGGTCGCCCGGCGATTCTGTCGTAGTGCATTGATTGAAATTAATCGTGCCGGATTGTTTTGTTCGGTATCAGTTAAATGTAACGCTGCGAGCGTTACAAGGTGAAAACAAATGGCTTCAAACTGGATAAAGCTCGAGGTTATTACGCCGGATAAGCCGGAAATATTCAGGCTTGCTGAGATTCTGAATATTGATCCAGATGCCGCATTAGGGAAGGTTATTCGCTTCTGGGCATGGGCGGATCAACAAATGATAGACGGTAATGCAGATTGTAACGCTCGCGGCGTTACAAAAAGTGCAATAGATCGCATCACTTTTATGTCTGGTTTTGCTGATGCGTTAATTCAGGTTGGATGGCTGGTCGAAAATGACGGTGGGCTTTCTCTACCTAACTTTGAACGTCATAACGGAAAAAGCTCTAAAAAACGGGCGGTTACAAACGAGCGAGTAACAAAAATACGCGAACTGAAACGAAAAGGTAACGCTGCCAGCGTTACACAAACGGATCAAAAAGCGTTACCAGTGGAAGAGGAAGAGGAAGATCTAAATACTGATCTCCCCCTAAATCCCCCTCGCCAAAAACGAGCGTCTAAAAAATTCGAGCCGGAGGCTATTGAGCTGCCCGATTGGTTGCCGGAAACACTCTGGCATGAGTGGGTCCGGTTCAGACAGGCATTGCGAAAACCGATTCGAACGGAGCAGGGCGATACGGGAACTGGAAAAATTCCGTCAGCAGGGTTTTACACCTGAGCAGGTGATTCGACACAGCATCGCCAATGAATACCAGGGCCTGTTCGCGCCGAAAGGTGTTCGGCCTGAGACGTTGCTCCGACAGGTTAACACCGTCTCGTTGCCGGACAGTGCGATCCCGCCAGGCTTCAGGGGGTAACGGACCATGAAAAATATTGCGACAGGCGGCGTTCTGGAACGCATCCGCCGACTGACCCCGCAACATGTAACCGCCCCATTCAGAACGGTAGCGGAGTGGCGCGAGTGGCAACTTGCTGAAGGCCAGAAACGTAGCGAGGAGATCAACCGCCTGAATCGCCAGTTGCGGGTGGAAAAAATTCTGAATCGCTCAGGCATCCAGCCGTTGCACCGTAAATGCTCGTTTGCGAATTACCAGGTGCAGAACGACGGCCAGCGATACGCGTTAAGCCAGGCGAAATCCATCGCCGATGAACTGATGACCGGGTGTACAAATTTTGCGTTCAGCGGAAAACCTGATACCGGGTAGAATCACTTAGCGGCAGCTATCGGGAATCGCCTGCTGAAAGACGGTCAGACAGTGATTGTGGTTACCGTGGCTGATGTTATGAGCGCCCTGCACGCCAGCTATGACGACGGGCAGTCAGGCGAAAAATTTTTGCGGGAGCTGTGCGAAGTGGATCTGCTGGTTCTTGATGAAATTGGCATTCAGCGCGAGACGAAAAACGAGCAGGTGGTGCTGCACCAGATTGTTGATCGCCGGACAGCGTCGATGCGCAGCGTGGGGATGCTGACAAACCTGAACTATGAGGTGATGAAAACATTGCTCGGCGAGCGGGTGATGGATCGCATGGTCATGAACGGCGGGCGCTGGGTTAATTTTAACTGGGAGAGCTGGCGTCCGAATGTTAGCCATTCGAGGGTTGTTAAGTAG